AATTACACTTTTATAATCTCCTATCTTAAAATGGCCTAAGTTTTGCCCATGGGATACTCGTAAACACGCTGAATTAGATTTACTTTTAATCATCATAATTGGCTGAAAATAATCTGTCCAACCATCCTTAGCTTTAAAAAGCCATGAATTACTATTCAAAAAAAAATCTTGATTTGTATAAATTGCATGTAAATAATGGTTAATAACAAAGAAGAATTCTGAAAAGAAACCTGAAGATCTGCCCAGATTTGATATGATCATCTATCTTATCTTACAATCTATATCTCCAAAATTTACCCTAAAAAAATGAATTTATGATGTTATTAGACATAACCTTGTGTATTATTATGTACACTGAGTTAAAATATGTTTCTTATTGTCCATTACGTGTTATCTATAATTCAAAGGTTGGCATGAGAGGTGTAATAGGAGCTTGTGGTCCAAGCAACAAGGGTAAAACCAGATCTTGTTCTAATTGTTCATTGGAAATAGATATTGGAGAATATGAGATGCATTTAAAAAGATGCCTATATATGCCCATAGTTTGCGATTTATGCCAAATTAAGATTTCTGAAAGACAATTCCTGTATTGGCATAAGATAAACAATTGTCCTAATGTTCGAGAATGTTTAAAATGTCTAAGTTACTTTTCTATCTTAGAGGCACCAAAGAACCAAGAAAAGGTTCAGCATAATTGTCAAGAAAGCAATCCTAATCATAAACTAGCCTTCTTAGATATATATGATGAAACTGAGAGAGATAATGTAATGCCTTTACTTAAATTACATGAAAATGGCTTCCTTAGTCTTCAAATAGGATCAAGTATATTTCAAAGTGATACACCTTTAAAACCAATGGAATTCAAATCATATAATCTTGTATCCTATGATAAAAAGGATGAAATGGATGAAAAAATGGAAACAACCTTTTCACAATTACCTGATTACATACTTGAATTAAGTTTCCATAAGAAAATGTTGGGATGTGGAGATAGTGTTGGTTTGTGTTGGAGATTTTATAACGATTCGTTTAAAACTCATTATAGTTCTCAATTTATTGAGGGATCTAAAGCTGATAGTATTGATAAACTCATTCTACTATCGCAAAAGGGAATGAGAATGGTTTCGGATAAAAGAATTTGCTGTTTGCATCCATATGAAAACCCTGAAAAACCTGAAAAACTCTGAAAAATCCGGAAATAAATAAAATTTACAATAAAAATAATGAATTAAAAATATAGTCTATGACAGAGATAAGTCTAAGTCAGGGAGCGCGTGGTGGACTTTTTTATGAGAAGAATGGTAAGCGAATCTATGTGAAAGAACCGGGATCAGAAACTTATGAGAAACATCGCAAAGTACAACCATCTACTGGCTGGCATAGTCTGGCTCCTAAGAAGGGTCCAGAAAGAGCTAGAATTTACCAAGAATGTGATGCTAAGGGAAACCCGTGTTTCCTACAACCAAACTCCCAAAATCCGGGACAAAGTGGTTTCCCTGTCTGTCCTGCATGCAGAGATCCCAATGTTCCATGTTCCTGTCAACCAGATTGCTCTGGTATTGTAGCAGCCTATGTTAGGGCGGAACAATGGAAACACTTAGATGCAGCTGAAAAAGCAAGGGCTATGGAACAGAAGTATAAATGCTCAAAAGCTGCTGTGAAGTCCCAAAAAGGTGGTATGGATACATCACTTCCTGGATTATTATATGAATCAAAGGGACGTTTCTCGCAGAGCTACTGTGCTCAACCTCCACCATGTCCATTCGATCAGCCTCTCAGATATAAGATGAGAAATCGTGATGAATATTGCTGTCGTGCCAATCCCAAAAAGAGAGTAGGTCCCCGAAGGGTTAATCCGTACACTGACTTCTTATCAAAACATAAAGGACAAGGATATTCCAGAGAACAGCTCTTAGATATGTATCATTCGTCCAAGTAAATCATTTAAATACTTTGTATCGATCGCTGAAATACGATACAAAGAATAAAATTTGTCTTCAGATTCAAGACTTCCTGGGTCATATCAGGCTTCTTGTATTGGTTTTTTCTATTGCTTTTCTTCTATTGCTTTTTCTTCTATTGCTTTTCTTCTATTGCTTTTCCTTCTATTGCTTCTTCTATTACTTTTTCTTGTATTGATTTTTCTTGTATTGATTTTTCTATTGCTTCTTGTAATGCTTCTTCTATTGCTTCTTCTATTACTTTTTCTTGTATTGATTTTTCTTGTATTGATTTTTCTATTGCTTCTTGTAATGCTTCTTGTAATGCTTCTTCTATTGATTTTTCTTCTATTGCTTCTTGCATTGGTTTTTCTTTAAAGATGGGTCCCTCTAGCACGTCGAGTTCCGCACTTAAAGCTTGAGCAAAAGAGTCTTTGTTGTTCATAAAATGGTTAGTAATACCACTCATAGTAATTTGTCTACCGTGTAGTTTCTCCATGAACTGTTCGGCTTCGACTTTTGCTTCATCGGAAACATAGGTTTGTTCTACGTCCTTACTATGTTCTGTTAACCAATCGATATCAGAGTGATAGAAACGTTGAATAGCTCTAGCAATCTGATCTACGGTTGCATAAGAAAAGTTTATAGACATATTAATACGACCAGGTCTTATCAATGCAGGATCTAATTGTTCCTTATGATTCGTTGTCATAATGAGTATACGCCCTTCAGGAGCAGAGACACCATCAATAAAATTAAGTAAATTGGAGAATGTTAAGTCCCACTGCTTCTTTTCAAACTCTTTTTCCGCTTTTTCTGCTCGTTCTTGGTGTTCTTTCACTAACATTCCTGGCATACTCAAAAAAGGATCTGGTCTGAAAGCTAATAAATTACGATTCTGCGTCTGACAATCAATATCTTCCAGCAAGACAATATGATTCGAAGTCCTTCCCAGAATCGGATTGTTTGCTGCTATATTAATTATCTCATTTACACTAGTTATACAAATGATTGGTAAGCGAAACCGTCCTGCTAAAGCATGTGCTAAAGACGTTTTACCACAACCTGGAATGCCTTCTAAAAGTAATCCATAACGATAAGGAATTCCATGTGCGGCATACCAAGCAGACCCATTCAGAAATCTTTCAATATTAGATGTTACTTGTTGGATAATACCAAGAGGAAGAATGACTGAGGATAAGGGTCGAATCTTTGAATCCGTTGAATTATTATAGCCATTTTTAATTGTGGTTATCGAAACGGTAGTTATTGCCTCCTGTTTTCCCTCTTCCCTAACCATTTCCAAAAAGTCTTTTAGTATGTTTTTGCGCCAATGAAGCATTGATACTACTATTTGACGACGACTTTGATTATTAGGAATCGTAGGTATTACCGTACCATAGGAATTATTTACCAAATTTTGTGTATTATTCACATTGGTAGTTTCAGACCCAATCCAAACTGTATATGGTGTTCCATCTTCTGTTTTATGGGTAAATTCTAAGTCATTTTCAAGTCTAGGGAGGAATTCTATCTTTTTATTAGTTACGTTTGGTGAACTAGTAGAAGATGTTTTAGCTGAACTATGAGAATTACTCTGATTATGTTTAGCACAAAAAAGTTCAATATGCTTAGCTAATTCATCATACTCATCGATGGTAACAGTAAAGTATACTCTATCCAGGATACGCTTCTTAATTTTATTCCAAATATAAGTGATTAGCAAATTTAATAAATTTTGTATCGATAACCATACTTGCATTAAGATGCCACCAGCTATGAATTGGTTCACTAATAATGTCTTTAAAAGTTCGGACAGGATTTCCATCATTGTTAGTTCTAGCTTTTTTTGCGAATCAGCATGTTCTCTTCAATTTTCTTCATTTCCTTACGTTACTTACCCATTTGAATTAATGGTTTCATTGCAGGAAACAGAATTACCTCTTTTATATTTGGTTGATTTGTCAAGAGCATCGTCAAACGTTCAATACCACATCCCCATCCACCTGTAGGCGGTAAACCGTATTCTAATACATTGATAAAGTCTTCATCCAAATCCTGTGCCTCATCATCGCCATCATTCTTAGCCTGTAATTGCTTAAGGAATCGCTCCTTTTGATCAAAAGGATCATTAAGTTCAGTATAACTATTACAATACTCCATACCGTCAATAAACAGTTCGAAACGTTCCGTAAGATTAGGATTCGTTCGATGTACCTTGGCTAATGGACTCATTATAAGTGGGTGATCACAGATAAATGTTGGATTTACACAATTATGCTCTATGAAAGTTCCTACTAACTTATCTAAAACACGCCCTATAGTGTGTGGTTGTGGTACTATCACTTTATGTTTCTGACATTGGTCTATCAAGAAGCTAAGCATTTCTGGACTATCATAAGAACAAGAGGGAAACTGTGTCTCTAACAAGCGTTCTAATTCTGAAATCATTGAGATACGCCGATAAGGAGGTGTGAAGTCGATCTTCTTTCCGTTGTATTCTATTACATTAGAACCACAGATAGAGTTTACCATTCCAGTAATCAGTTGTTCAGTTACAATCATCAAATCATTATAATCAGAATAGGACCAATAAAACTCACAGGTAGTAAACTCAGGATTATGCGTCATGTCAATCGATTCATTTCGAAATTGCTTTCCAATCTCGAAAACCCTTTCAAACCCTCCTACGAGTGCTTTCTTTAAGTATAGTTCTGGTGCAATTCTCATAAACAAATCCATATCAAGTGAATTATGATGAGTAATAAAAGGCTTTGCAGAAGCACCTCCAGCTATAGGATGCATCATGGGTGTATCGATCTCAACAAAATTAAGATTTGTTAGGAAGTTTCGAATATATTGAATTATAAGATTCCTCGTTATGAAAATCTTTCTATTATCTGGATTGACTTGCAAGTCCAGATGCCTATGTCTATAACGTATTGCCTTATCTATAAGACTCGCTGGAATATCATGTAAACAAGGCGCCAGAAGTATAACTTCATGAGCTAAGAGACTTAGCTCACCAGTCTTGGTTCTTGTAGGAAATCCCTTGATACCTACTATGTCACTTCTGCAAATAATCTTTGCTAAATTGATCATGGGATGTTTGGCTGACTCACTATAAAATTTAGCATTAACCATGATCTGTAGAGTTTGTCCATTATTGTTGATGTGAAAGAAGAATAGCTTTTTGCTAGCAAGACGCATAGTCACTATTCTACCAGCCATGTTATGCTGCTTATCCATGAGTGTTTGATCATTTGTTAAACTGCTATATCGGTTAATAAATTCAGGTATTTCGATAGTAATGGGAAACTTATGTGGATATTTCTCTACATCCTTCAATGCTTCCACTCTCTCAAGAAAGTATCTTTGGCCCTGAACGTGTGTTTGATCCGGTCCGTCATCAACATTGGGATCTGCCAGATCCGGGTTCGGTACTGTCTCCAGGACTTGTGTTGAAGTTTGCATCTCAGCTTTTTGCGTAGATGCTTGCATAGATGCTTGCATAGATGCTTGTCGCGGATCAGAAGGATTGTATTGAATACTAGAACTCATTTAGTCTTTTTTTGGGGAAGTAAATGGACTACTTAAATATCAAATTTTATATGATATCATGAATCTGTCCAAACCTTTTTTGAAGGTAGAGTGTGTTCCTTCTCATCTTCTCATACAGAACTTATAAAGGTATTTCAACCAGTGCTGGTGTATGTTCTCTAATCATCTGAAGATTTTCTAGGTTACAGACTGAATTGGGATCTAGAGCTTTTTCTAGGTTAATATAATCGGTTTCACGTTCATAAACACATCGATTATTAAAATGACCACCGCAATCATAACATAGCATCATTGAATCCAAACCTTCCTTTCTAACTTCAAACATTTTCCACCCAAGAGTAAATTCCCTTGGGAAAGCATCTTTGCAACAGCTTGAGCACGGACAATTTTGTACATATACTTTGTATCCAGGAACCTGTTTTTTCGTATGTTCTAAAACCGATCCCATTTCCATTTGTTCAACTTCCACTTCATAAAGATCATCCCATTGTGAACTATCTCCTAGTTCTAATCGGTAGTGCTTTCTTAACTCACTTTCAAAGAATTCGTCCATTAGCTTGTGCTTATATATAAGCTTAAGAAGTTCTATATAAGGTATTTTTGTTTTTTTTTCTTTTTTCAGTAAGTTTACCTTCAACTTTGATATGCAGTATGCAGTATGGTCTTGAGCTAGGGATATTTATTAGCATTTATTTAGCGCACATATAAATTGGTTCTTTAAGCAACTAATCTAATATATATTATGATGGAAGAATCTGATGTCTTGAGTCAACTTATTCTTAAATATAGTAAACAGTATTTAAATAAGCATCCAAGAGGTAAAGGTATGTGGTACCCCGAGGATTATCTGAAATATATTAAAAAGACACCAAAAATTCAGAAAAATAAGGATTTAACACAAGAAAATCACAAAACCTGGTATGATGGATATGCGGATCCTCAATACTTTGATAAAGTAGATACCTTTACTTTTCAATCTAAACCGGACGCCAAACCTTCTGAAGCGTTAAACGCTTTCTTGGTTGGTCCAACGATTGCGGATTGCAGTAACGCCGTTTTAGTAATCTTTTATAAAGCTCTGATGGATTATATAGGTCCTGAGGAGTTTGATGAAATATTTGAGGAGTTTTTTGTGATAAAGGTGATAGGGTATAACGAGATAGATACAGATCTGATGCAATTTTTGAACATAGATGACGACGATGTAAAGAACAGTGGTAAGATCGGAAGAAGACCGCTAAATCCTGGCGATCACGTTCATATAGGGTGCGTGAAGTGGTATGCTAACAAACATCCCGCTGGTTCTGGAGGTGGTTGGAACCTTATCTATAAAGGAGACAACGATAAGGGAGAACAACTCTTTTTAGCTCATGGATTCACACGACCTAAGACGGAGTCACAGATTTATTCACAATGTTTTCGGGATTATAATTTAGAAAGAACAGAGATGGACAATTATATCATTCAAAAGTTAAATAAACCGAATGAATACAACAGAAGTCATAACAAAGACTTAACGAACTATTATAAGATTGCAAAAAAAGAGATACTAGATCAACCAGATAAATTCCTAAAAGGATATTTGCCACATACTCGTACTCGACTAGGCGCACAATAATTTACTTGTAGCAAAAAAATCCCCGAAGGGCGGCCCACCGTAGAAGTTGGGGAGGCAAAGATATTGCAACTACTCTCAATACAAGCATTGGTCGTGAAGCCAGTTTATTTCACGTTGTTGGCTTGCTAGCAAGCCAACAACTGTATTTGGGTCTATGAATGGATAAGTTATCGAGTCTATATGAACCATTTTATTATACCGATGCACCTTATAATAAATGTGTGGCATGAACGAATAATAATCAGTATACAATATATAGGATTAGTTATGGCGGATGATGATAACTTCATAGACTGGGACGCACACTGGAGAGAAGAAAAGGAACGTTGGAGAGAAGAAAGAGTACAGAGTCTTAATCAATGGAAAGATAAAGCGAAACGCATTCTACAGAAATCCGGCCAAGTTGGAACAAATATGTTTATTGAATCTTCCGCGATTTTAAATGCCCCTAGTGGAAGAAGAGAAAGGGCCATGAGAGCAATCTCTAAAGGGATATCTAATAAAGAACGCCAACAAAGCCTATGTAATGATCTCCAATCTCAAATGTGGAAAGACGATCTTTTGTCCTTAGCCAAAGACTTAGACTTACCTATAACTAACAAAATCACAAAAGCCGAGTTATGTCAAAAAATTTCTGAATATGTTGAGAGCAGCCATGCCATCCAACCTTCATTACCACTTCAAGGAAAACTCAGAATTCCTGTACATTTGATGAAAGAATTATATGACAATGACCTTGCACGATCAGATATTGAAGCTTTTTATGCAGCACAAAGGATTTATCATTTCATTGATTCTATGAAAGCAGATAAAAATATCTCAAATGAAGACATGATATCAAGGTTGAAAGATGATTTGGCTAATCAGCTTACAGATATGGCAGTCTTGCCACCATTTGTTGACGGCGACAACTGCTATGAGTGTTTAATGAATGGAGCACAAAGTCTGGTACCCCAAGTCATTAGAGCATATCAAAATGATGGTGGAAAAAATCGTTTAAGCCCACGATTAGCAACTAGCTAAATATTTTGGGATTGGACTTATCAAAATTATTTTAGATTAACCTCTAAAACAATTTAGTGGCAGATTTTTAAGACTAACCCCAAACAAAATTTTCTGTTAAACTATCTAACCGCTTCCGCGCCGCTTTGTTCTGCCCGCTGCTTGCGACTTCTACACGCTTTATGAACAGCGCAATGAGGCCAATCTGGGCGAACTGATTAATATGGCGCTGGAAAAATCGAAGAAGCCAATAAGGAAAAGCTGGAGGGACGGGTCCACCACGACGGTGACGCGCAAGTCGTATTATGTCTTAGGTAACATTATTACATGTAGATCAAATGCCGTTTCTTTATCCAAATTATCAAGACAGTAGTAATTATCTAGTCGTTGAGTAGCTAGGAATAAAGTCCTGAAGATCAAACAAAAGTCCTGAGACCAATGAAAAAATTGATAGGACTAATGTGTCTCTACCACGAGAATATCAATTAAATGAAGGTAGTACAAGTTACCCTTAAGAATAAGGAAGGTAAGGATGTTTATACGACCCAGGTTGAGACAAATAGCAATGTAAATGCTACCATGAATCAGAGTTTTCTGAATTTTTCATTAAAGGATTCAGGGAATGAATCCAATCAAATGGGTGCTATTTCCTTATTTCAGGAATTGACTAATTCAGTCAGTCAATATTTAGGCGTAGGTTACGTAACAAAAAGAGCAGATTACCATGTAACTATTAATTTTCCTACTAATCAAAATAAACCCGACCGTTCGGAGTGGTTATCAAATTACATATCAACGGAATATGGTTCAATGATGTTTAAGCTCTATTTGGACGTAATTCTTAACGAAACCAAAAAGAAATTATCTTGGTATGCAATTTATCAGCTACTTAGGCTTGGAAACATATTCAGTAATAATCATTGTATTATGAGCCATATGGTTTGTGATGATGGTTTGTCTTATGACTTGTCTTATGATGCTATGGTGTTGATGAGTTTAATAGACACAGAAGCTTTTGAGAAAGCATCCGAACGCGTTGACCGATTAATTGAGAGTAGTCGAGTGAACACGTTAAACATCGAGAGGGAAAGTCGATCGATCATAAATGAAGAACATTGGAATAATCTTGTATCCACTTTAGCGATTCTAGGTACTGATAAATCACTATCAGATAATAGTAGAGCTTTTGCCTATAAGGCATGGCGCTCTCTTGGTAAGTATAGACTCTTACCTTGGTATTCAGTTACTGAAGAGTTCCTTGTAGTTGCGAAAGGTATGGATGCTGATATGGATAAAATAGTGGATCCATATGTTTTCGATAAGTATGTAGAATGTAAAACTGTGGAGGTAGTGAATTCGAACGGCGATACGTTTTTCTCAGAAGTTAAACCATTAGTTGTACATTTTTCTCCTAAAGTCGAAAAATCAGTTATTTTATCGCGAGCAGCAGATAAAAATTTACAGTTTGATAAGAGCTTTCTGAATGTTTTTGCTACAAGACTTGGAAATAATGAATCTAATAGAGTTCCTATTCTGAAAGAGTTCTTGCAAGATTTGCCGTGGGATGAGAATCTATTTCTGGCTGGAGGGTCCGTAGTCGATACGATTCGTGAAATAATTTCAAACACGAACAGACCGCAATCGGGTTGCCAATGTGGTGATATGGACTTTTTTATCTTAGGTCTTGATGAGACTAAAAAGAAAAAGACCTTGTATATTTTCCTAGAAAAGGTTCAGAAATTCTTCGGAGACCGCGGATTATATTATGGTGTTCGTGGAGGGGTTTTAACTATCTGGTTCCAAGATTCTTTTAGTATCCAAGTAATCATGAGTTCCTTCAAGGACCCTAACAATTTGTTGGATTGTTTTGACTTGAGTTGCTGCGAAGCTTTATGGAATGGAAAGACTATCTTGAGTACACAGAGATTTGTTGATGCCTTAAACCAAGGTAAGGGGATTTC